ACGAAAACAGGCTTGTCGCCTTGAGCAACAGTTTGCACGTCCGCGAACTGTCCATATTGCTCAAGAACCTTTCTAGGAAGAACATCATCAATTGTGCTCTCAATAAGCTCAAAGATAGTGTTCTTATTTTGGCGATAAAGACTAAGAGTTCCCGCAAGCTCATTTAATTCCTTGCGAAGAGCCTCATTAATTTCATTCGCTGTAAACTTCTCGTCCCCAAAGGCATAGGCCACAGGAGAGGATTTGTCTGCTGTCGCAGAAAGCTTCATTAGCTTTAATAGTTCATTTTTCTCTAAAGACATTTCTCTACCTCCCCTTCACTATGCCGCAGCAACATCAGGTAAACGGACAATTTTAACAGCAGCTTTTCCATCAGGAAGAGTTGTGATTGCGGCAATCTGCCAAATCATACTTCCCTCAGAGCCAGAGCCTAATTCAAGAACTCCAGTAGTTCCAACCACAAGAGTGTCTCCAACATCATAACCAGTCGCATCTTTTACCATATTAGTAGTAAAAATATCTCCAACATTGGTCTTAAAGAGACGAGGTACAATTACTCCATTTACTGCATCTGCCGAAGCTTGAATCCAGTCGGCCCGAGTTTGCCCCGATTCGTAAAGCTTCTCTTCATTGTAAACAAGCATCCACTCGCCAGAACCTGAAAGGTCTACTACACCATTAGCATAGTCATACTTCATAAACAGACCATTCTCTACCCCACCTGCGGTCGCAAGCGCTCCTCCTGCGGCTAATAGATTAGCAGCAACAGGAAGCTGAGCGTAAATTTGCCCAGTTCTTTGCGCTGACAGATGATTAGGCTCTACTTGGCCATAACCACTTTTTGCAAAAGTTGTCATACTTATATTCCTCCTTTATTTTTTAGTCTTTCTTTACACTACGAAGAACTTGCACAAAAGCTGGAGCTGATTCTACATCTTGCTCAATATTAAAAGTTAAAATTGGGCTATTGTTTTCTGAATTGTCCTCATGCTCATCTTCTTTTTCAAAACTTACTTTATTTCTAACACAGATAACCGCAAGTTTAGCTTCAATTTCATCTAAACTATACTGTGATTTATTTGCAATCACATCTGCTTTATCCTCATCAGATAGCATATAAAAACTTTTAATTAAATTATCCTTTTCTACATCCTCTACTTTTCTTTTGAATTCTCTTAAAGTAGTTAATTCTGCTTGCATTTCTGCATACTCTTCTGACGATAGTGAAAATTCCTCTTCTGTAGGAAGCTCTTCTTCTTCGTCTTCCTCCACCTCTTCTTCATCTTCTTGGACATCTTCTTCCACAATTTCCTCTTCAGGCGCATCCTCCTCAAGAGAGTGGTTTTCCATGCCCTCTTCTACTTCTTCCTCTGAAGTTAAGAGTTCTTCTTCATTCATATTCAATCCTCCTTCTCTTGATTCTATTGCGCTCTTTAAATCATGCATCATAGTAAACAGCGTATTTTTAAATTCATCATCCATCAAAGTAAATGATTTACTTACTTCTGGAGCAGTGATAGAAGCTCCTTCAAAGCAAGGTTCCACGTTCTCTCCTAAAATAGCTAATTTAGAAAAGATAGCGTCATTGATAATGAAAAATTCGACACCAGATTTATCGTTTGTTGCCCAATGTCCTTCTAAAGTTTCTGAATCTAATTCCATAGATTGATTATTTCCTTTTTCAATAACTCTTTGCGCTTCTTCGTACTGTCCAGTCCATAAATACCCAGTAGTCATAAGATACTCTCTTATTACTGAATTTCCAAATTCATCCGTGTCTTCAAATTTTTGAAACCAAACTTGTGCGTTAGGAGAAACAAAACCATATGGTTTCGTTATAGACTCAAACTTAACGCCCTCATAATCAATTGTAATTTTTTCTCCGTGATCTGTAAAGTCTTGAATGTCCTCTCTAAAAGCACCCACTATTGGGCATCCAGGGAGCGAGTGAGCCATTTCCGCAGCCACTTCCTTAGAAATAAAACTTTGATTTCTATTTTCTCCAACATAAAGAACTTTAATCTCACATTGAGAAATTAATGGATTGTAAGGTTTGACATTGATGAATTCAGGGCTGTCAATTGTAGCGATACTCATTGCCATAGACAATCTCCTAACTCATCGATTCTCGGTTTTGAATTGTTTTTTCACTTTTGTCCTCATCCGCAAGCTCGGGTCTACCAGGAGCTCCATCTCCAGTTTTAGGAGAGGCAACAGTAGTAGAGCTCATTGCGGGAGGAGTGAAGATACTATTTAAATCAAGAATTTCATTTTCAAAGTACGCTGTTGCTAAAATGCTACTTTGAGATTGTCCCAAAGCGATTTGTGGCAACATTTTAGAGAAACCAATCTGCATTTGCTCTTTGTACAATTTAGATATTTCTTTATAATTATAAATAGTAGTATACAATAATTGAAATCTATAGGACAATCTTTTTGGATTCTTATTAAAAGGAGCTAATAAATTGTTTAAAAAAGCATCAAATTGTAAAATAAGATTCTGCATTCCTGCTTCGTCATTCGCAATTGACTTTTCAAGAGCTAGGTTTCCAGTGGTATTAAATTGATTCTGAGAAATTCCAGCCTCATTAAATACCGCCCTTTCTACTTTCATAATTTCATCAACAGAAGTCGTTGTGCTTCTATCCGCAAGGTCTTCTACTTTAACCTCCGCAAAAGTAGTTAAAACATCAATTCCTAAAATGTCATCTAACATAGAAACTGCGTTATTATGTAAAGCCCTCGCTTCATCTACGTCAAAAATTAATTCTCCGTTTCTATCAAGTGGCATTTGTTGAATTAAAATTTTCAACAATTGCTGTTGCATCTTTCTGCGGTCCAGCTCTTGTGCTTCATCCAAGTCTATAATAGAAGGAATAATTCCTGCTAAAATTGGCGTTTCTTCCCCATTTATAGTAAATTTTAAAGCATAATTAGTATCTAATAAATACCAGCCAGGCCCATCTCCCATATACTCACTTTGCAATTTCCCTTCTTTATAAGCAATATATCCTTTTTGGAATTCAGAAGGAAAAGATTTAATAATTTTAATTCTTTGCTGGGTATCTGGGAAGGTATCATCAAAATACTTCATATTAAATTCAACAACTGGCTTACCATTAGAAAAGAATCTTGATCGACAATATTTCACAGGAAGCTCTTGAATGACAGCTCGATCACTTTGCATTACTATATAGCCGTAGTAAACACCAAACCGCACTGTTTTTAGAGCTATCTCTCCAAGTGTTTTTCTCACATTAAAGTTGTCCATAAAAGTTAAAGCTTTATAAAACCCTTCTACAATTTTTTCTTCTTTTAATTTATTATCTAAGACAATAGGAGTTATCGTCCAATCGTATCTATACAAATAAGCTAAATATCTGCAAAGGCGAGCATATATACCACTTGTTTTATAAAAGAAATCCGAGAAATCTCTTAATGATGCTAAATCATTATTTGATAGGGCTCTTAAAACATTTTCCTTGGTCGCTGTTGTCTTCACCTTTGCATAATAATTAATATCTGTTAAAACATTGTCTACTGTTTTCATACCTACTTTTATTTTATTATAATCAATAGGAACATACTCTTCATTATAATCTTGCTTTATCTGCATATCAAAACCTTTTGCTTTAATATTTCTTGCTGTTCTTCTAGCCAATAGAGAGGACACCTCCTTACTGTATTAGTATCCTGCTAGTTTCATAATATAATCATAATTTATTTGAGCTTCTTCCCAGTAAGGAATTGCGACTAAGGTTATATTATGTTGATAGCAATAAACTCTTTTCCGTGTATCATTATATTTTTGCCTATGAAAAGCAGAAGCTCCTCCAAACTTCTCTTTTGGCTGATAGTGCTGGATACCTTGATACTCAATAAGAAAATCAAGCTCTCCCTCATCATCAAAAATTGCAAAATCAAATTTTAATGCTTTGCCCGAAGTTGTTACTAAATCTGGGAAGCTATATTCCTCTTGAAATGACATCCCATTTTGTTCTAATACTTCAGCTATTTTTATTTCACCTCTGCTCGCTCTCATATTTCTTCTCCCTAAAAACTTCTAACTAAATAAATATCAAAAATAGGTTAATCTTCTTAAACAACTTTGTCCTAATTTTTTTTTTTTTTATTTAGAAGAAGTAAAGAACATCATGTCAGAAATATTTCTTTTCTTCCTTGTTTTTTCTTTATCTTCTTGAAGTTTAACATAATATAAACCATACTCAAACGCAGAAAACTTATCTTTTTTAATCCCTCTATTAGATTGCTTTAAGATAATATTAGTGCCCTCATTCTCTTCCACTAAGTTTAACATTTGTTCTCTTAAAATTGTAGTTAGTGTAAAAGGTCTTAAATATTCTGCTCTTTTTTCTGGAGTCATTTTCTTCCCCATCGCCGTATTCATCAGTTTTAATTTGGCCTGGTTTTCATCAATTAAAAATTTAATTTTCCCACTAGAAAGTTGTGTTTGGATGTAGGTATGTGCTTCAGTGTTGATAGGAGCATTTGCCTTCATAATGTATAAAGCACTATGAATCGTGTCAGCAGTATGGAAGTTGCGATAAAAATTTTCATCGTCATTAATAACTCCAAAATTAGGAAGCAAAGTACCATCAGAATCAATTTGATCTTTTACTAAATAGTCAATTAATCCCATACCAAGTCCATTTCCATCCACTACTGCAACTCTTGCCTTATATCTAAAAAATAATCTTTTAATATGAACTGCTTGTGTTTCAAAATGCTCTGCATCGAAAGTGAATATATTCACTAAAGTTTTTAAGGAGGCGCCTTGTGGTTGAGGAGTAATTTTAGTTACTGCGACTTCTGTAGTGTCTCCTTTTCGTCCAACGTCAACTCCTAGTAAGTAATAAGCATTTTTAGAAGATCTTCCACTATACTCATATTCTGGCTGGAGTAAAGTTCTATGCTTATCAAATTTTTCAGAAGAAAAGAAAGCATTTTCTGAATCCCCTGACCACTCAGACTCGTACTCTCGCGCGAATGAGGCTTCGTTAAAAGTGCCGTCGAGCTTCAGGTCCCGCACGAAATTTCTGTCAATAAGTTTTTCAAGAACTGGGACTCTCCATGTTCCACCCATAATAAAAGCTTCGGTTGGATTGATAATTTGATTAACTAAAATTTGCATTAATTTTTCATAAGCAAATGTATTCTTCCATCCCGCCGTTGTTACATAAATTTGGCTCTTATTAAGAACTTCTTCTGGTTTGAATTTTCCATTAACATATCTTGAAACATTCATTAAAGGAATAAGAACTTCATTCAAAATATCGGGGTCAATAGTAATACACTCTTCCAAAAGTCCCCCATGAAAACGCAAACCTCTAGATCTCTCATTTGCGGCGACATTTTGAATAACGGAGCTGTTTTTAAATGTATACCTCACCATATCTTTTGAAGCAGTTGATTTCCCAGGAGTCCAGTTAATTTCATTCGCCAACCCTGGGATAAGTCTACAAATTTCTTCTATCTTAGACCTTACGATCGCCGCAGATTGCTCTTTTCCTCCTGTGCTAATAAACAAATGTGAGCCAGGAAATAGAATGCATCGCAACATTAAAGCAAGAATAGACAGGAAAGATTTTGAATATGCTCTTGGAAAGGTTGCATACACATATCTTTTTCTCATTACAACTCTTAAAAAGATTCTTTGATAGAAGAATAATTTAAAAGTGCTATCTGGCCCTTTCATAAAATCTACAAACAAATCAGGATATTCTCTCCAAAATGAGATAGTTTTTCTTAACTCCTCTAATTGCCCATAAATTCTTTCTTCTGATAACCCTCTCTTTTCAAGAGTTTTCTTAACATCTAAGTCTAGGAGGTCTTTTAATGACATTAGCCACCTCCTTCATTTTGAAGATCAAACTCTTTTTGAACCGCAATTTCATCAAAGTATTCTTCGTAATCAGAATCTTTAAGAACTGCTTTTTCAATATCGTCAATAGAGCTTAACTCATCTTCTTCCGCTTCCATTTCTCTTTGAATTTCTATTTTCTTAATAGCATCTTCAATCTGCTGTGCTAGCCCAGTGTCTTGAGTAATAAGTTTATTAACATAAGTATTCATATCTTGAATTGTTTTATCAACAATATCTTGATTAACTTCGGTTACATACCTGGGAATAAAGCCTCCCTCTTTTTCACACAAAGCAACTAACTCCCCAATAGAATTAACAAATCCTTTCCCATCTTCTTTGTTTTGAGCTTCTGTAAACTTGCCCGCCTTCATAAGAGCATCATAGACTCTAGACAATTTAAGATACGTGTCTGTGTCGCCGCAATCAATAGCTTCATCCATTTTAAGAGAAGTCTTGCAAATCTTTTTCATTGTGTCTTCTCTTGCCGCTCCCTGGATGTCAAAAGAATTCATCATTTCATTATACATCTTTTCTAAGGTAACCCATTGGTCTGGACGATATAATCTTCCCCACTTCATAGCTAAGAAAATTTTATCTTCCGCAGTTAGCTCTTGCCCAACATCAATCAGATCTATTACTTCATATCCAGGATGGTTCGCTGGGTAATATTGAGATGCGGGAGGAGCTGTTTCCACAACTTCTTCTGAAAGAGTTAAGAATTCAGACTCGTTAATCTCTCCGTTCTCAAACATTTCTTTCAGAGTGTCTTCTGCTATTGCCGCACCTGATTTTACCGCACCTTGCATTTTTCTTTCCCGATCAGCCTTGAGCTTCTCCGTGTCTTCCCACGAGTACCCCTTCCACTGATTTAATCGCATTTTACTTAAGTATTTACCAAAAACTGACATTCCCGTCATTTTGTAAGGATCTTTTGCGTAAGCTCTCTCCCTAAGAACATTCCACTCTTCTTCTACATAAGGAACATTCATTTTTTCTAATAGCCATAAAAAAGTTTCAGGATTGTAATTATCAATATGCATTGTCATACATTTTTTACACAAATCAGTTTTTTCTCCTGTCTTGTGTGTATAAAAGTTACCTTCATCTAAAGTCTTTTTACATTTAGGGCAGAATATTTGACTCATTAATTATCACCAGAGTCCTCATTCGCGAAATCTTCTAAGTATTCTTCTGCTCCTGCTTCATAAATAGGAAATATATTAATACTTTTGATATTCGACATTCCGGCTATCGCTTTCATAATATTCCGAGTAACCCTCTCTCGAAATTTTTCTTCTTCTTTATATCCAAAACTATTCAGCAGTACGTAATCATCACTAGCCACTTGAACTAAAAAAGAATATTTTGCTATATCTTCCATTTTTCACCTCTTACTCTAGGGTCTGCGCGCTTGAGACCCGCCGGCCGCATCTTTATTGTTTCGACAATCTTTACAAATGCTATAAAAACCATCTTTTGATGTCTTGTTCTTTGAAAAAAACTTATTATGAGCTAATTTAATTCGGCCACATCTTGAACACTTTTTCCAACTTCCTTTTTCTTCAAAAATAAAATGGTACAAAAGCCACTCTCTCTGAGCCTCTTCCGCAATTAGCTTAGGAATCTTATTCCGCCAAAGAGAAGAGATATATTCGGGAGAGTGTTTAATACCATAATCACTTTCTATTTTTCTTTGTATTTCCGCATTAGTTTTTCCATCAATTTTATAAACTAATAGGTCGTACAGCATAGCATGATTAATTAAAAGGGATCTTTCTACCAAGCTGTCCAAATCAATCAGCAAATAATGCATATCCAATTCTAAATTTTCCCAAACCTCTTGTTTTAAGGCTGAGTAATGGCACAGCAAAGCAGAGACATGGTCAGGATTCAAAAGGCTAACTAAGCCTGTTGAATGAATGCCTCCGAATTCATCTATTGAAATATTTTCATCTAAATCCATTCTAGCTAAAATTTTAATAACTCCACTTGTTTGCGCGGGCTGCTTAGCGCCATTGCGGATAACATACTGGTCCTGCCGCATCTGGATTACTTGCTTTCTTAATAAATAAGCACGCTTGCCTGTGCCAATCGCTTGTTTTGCGGCGGCCTCTACTTGAAAGATTTCTTCGACCAGGGTCTGCAAGTGAGGGATTTCCGCAATATCGTCCGCAGTTATGGGTTTTTTTGGAGAAAGTAATGTATTCTTATCTTCGTGCATCAAATTATATAAACCATCTTCTCCATTTTCTAGTTTACTTATTAAACCCTCGTAAGAAGTTTCTCTTTTGTTTACTGTTACCATTCTACTCTCTGTTAGAATTTTTTTTTCTTTACGCTCTTGCTTGTCAGCTGAAAATATAATGTAATTAGATAAGATTTCTTTATAATGATTGGTAAGTTGAGAACTAGAGGTATTTTTTAATAGTTCTTCAACAAAAGCAACTCTCTCTTGCGGGGACTCAATAGAGTAATCTAATTTCTTACTCATATAGTCTCCTTTCTCAGCAAGGTTATTTTATAACCTCTTCTATACTAAGTATAACACAAAAAATTTTTCGTGTCAACACGCCTTGAAGTTTTAATATATTTTTTTTTCTTGACCAAGTAATTTTAATATGGTATAATAGACAAGAGAAAAGGAAAGATAGGTGCGGCGGCGCAGCTCAAGGATCCGGAGGCTAAGAAAATGTGGAATAAATTAAGAAGGGCCATTTCTAAGATAAATATGATGAACTCTGCCGGAGGAATGTTGGTTTTGTTTTGGGCATTAATGCTTATCATTCTAATGTCGGGGAAATTCAATTAAAATTTACATAGAGATTCTTCGTATTTCGTTTTGAAAATGCTCTTGGAAAGATTTTGGGTGCGAGCAGGGCCTTATGACATCTTAGCATCTGCTAAAGCCCGAATACCCGTCCGGGTATGCATGACCGTTCGTCGGCCGCTCGACCGTTCGTCGGAAGGGTCAAACAATCCCCGCTAGGCTAGTTACAGTGTCAGACCAGGGTGGTACAATCTCTTTAGAACATCAAAGAGAAAGGGTGCCACGATGGACAAGCAGACGGCAGGAATGGCGCAGAACGACCGCGACTATTATGCGCGAGTTGCGCTCATCGAACAGGCGTTCGCTCGTGATATGTTCAACATGACCCTCGACGCTACCGCTCTCGCGGCAGTAAGCAGCATGTATCACCACGCGATGGATAACGCGCGTCGCCTCCGCTTTCTGGCAGACGAAAGGGTGTGTGCGCGATGAAGAACAATCGCCGCCTACTCACTGATAAGGACGTTGCTTATCTTCGCGCGATGGTCGCGACGCATGGCAAGCGCGAGGCGACCGCGAGGGTCGCGGCCCGCTGCGACCGCATGAACACACCGGCGAGCGACCGCATTGAGGCTCTGCTGTTCATCGCTTCGTTGTGACAAACGCTCGACACCGCGACTATGGAGACGCGGTCGCCAGGGTGTGCGCGCGTGTGAGTCGCCTGCCGCGTACTACTGTGGCAGGTCGCTTGCTGCCCGAAGATTGTAACAATAGTTACAAGCAAAGGGATGAGACAGACAACCAAGACATTGTAACAATCGTTACAATCTCCCGCATCTGCGGCTATTGTGACGACCATCACACCCTGACCGTTCGTCGCAAAGGTACTGAACGACGTGACAAACGCTCGACAATGTCACACCCCTATGGTATGGTTAGACCATGAAGAACACAGACAACATCCACACTATCTACTTCGACCTAGACGGCACGGTCTATGACCTTTACACTCGCGCCGATTGGTTGGCCAGGCTTACTACACTCGCAGACCCTACAGTGTACGATGAGCCTGATGCTCTTATGTATGACGCGGCAGACCTAGCCGATACCCTCGACAGACTGGTCGCCGCGGGGTACCGCATTGGTGTTGTTACCTGGTTGGCGAAGGATGCTACCCCTGCATATGCTAAGGTTACGCGCAAGGTCAAACGCGATTGGGTCAAGCGGTATCTGCCGCAGGTGACAGAGTTCCACGCGGTTCGTTATGGCACCCCTAAGCACAGAGTAGTCAATACCCCTGGTGTCCTGGTTGATGATGATGCTACCAATCGCGCACGCTGGACACGCGGGGCAACAATCGACGCAACGCAGAATATACTACCAGCACTCCAAGCGTTGACCATGTCAGTGTAGTGTGCTACACTACAGACAGACAGACAAACAGAGAGAAAGAAAGAGGTCAGACAATGGACAAGGGTATCTATACAATCATGGTTCTGAGCGACGAAGATACCTGGACGATGACGGATGGCTGCAAGATACTGGTCATCGACGAAGCCGCTCTCACGCTGCTTAACGAGGGTGAGCCGGTAGGTAACATCGAGCCTATCGCAGAGATTCCGATTGGAGGGCTGTTGTTCTAAGATATACATAAACTAGGCCAACTGATGCATATTCAAATATGCATCAGAGGCCTGGCTTTATGCATTTTCGCGGCCCGCTCGCGGGCCGAAATTTTGGCACGATTTTTGAATGCATATTTTTGGCGTAAAATGCAGGATTTTTGCATGACCGTTCGTCGCTCCCGAAGTGTGATGAGCGTCACCAAATGACCGTTCGTCGGAAGGGTCAAAAACGACGTCCAAAAAGGTTGCGCGTGTCAGACCCCTGTGGTACACTGGTTTCAGTCAAGAGAAAGGGAATCAAAATGACCACCACGACAGATAAGGTTCAGGCTCTGCGGAACGAGGCTCGCAAAGTCCGCGAAGATTGCGACAACTGCGATGTCTGCCGGTGTGATTGCGCTCTCTGCGGGTGCCAGACATACCGCGCTCTCAAGGAAATCAACGGTCGGATTCGTACTCTGTACGCTTCATAGAAAGGGATTTTAGAAATGGGAAAGAATCGCAAGACCAACAATCTCGACGCTCGGATTCGCGCTTTTGAGGATGCGGTCAACGGAAAGGCCAGCCCTCGCAAGGGCAGCAGCATCACCGTGTACGATGGTGCCTTCCATAAGCCTGGTTCGTCCAAGAAGTAAGGAGAAGGAAAATGTCAAAAGTTAAAGTTTCGACGAAGGCCAAGGTGACTATCACAATGTCACCGGAACAGGCAAAGGAACTGAGGGATGTGCTTGCAGTCCTTGACGAGGGAGTCTGTGACAAGATTTATCGGGCTCTTATCAACTCAGTGAAGTAGTCTCAAGGTCAAGTTGAGGGTTAGGTTGGGGGTCAACCGTAAAAACTTAATCCCTAACCCTCAACCTGGACTTGAGAGTTTCGCGGCCCGTGCGCGGGCCGAATTTTGGCATGGTTTTTGCTAGGGCATTTTCCTTAACGAAAATTAATTAAAATTATTCTGATTTGGGGTTCCCAAATGTCACACCCGCGTGGTACAATCGTCCCATGAAGAAAGGAAACGATATGAAGCCCACCATCTACTTCGACCTCGACGGTACGCTCTATGACCTCTACGGTCAACCTGCCTGGCTCGATAGGCTTCACGCTTCCGACCCTAGCGCATATGCGGCTGATGCCCTGATGGTTGATGCGGATGCATTCCACGCAACTCTTGATAATCTGGTTGCGGCTGGTTATGCAATAGGAGTTATTACCTGGCTGGCGCGGGGTGCCTCGCAAGAGTATAAGACAGCGACCCGCCGAGTGAAGAAGGCATGGATTCATAAGCATCTTCCCCACGCAACCGAAATCCATATGGTAGCATATGGAACCCCAAAGCATCGCATCGCAAAGAATCGCCCCGCAATCCTGGTCGACGATAACGCCGAAGTGCGGGAAGCATGGACACTCGGCGCAACAATCGACGCAACACAAGACCTAGTAGCGGCTCTCCAGAGCCTGGCGACCGCACAATAGAGAAGAGGAAGAAAATGTATATCGCAACCCTTATCGTTTCATCTATCCTACTTCTGGCCTGGCTCTTGTCTGGCGCGGCTCATGCCTATGCTGCACTTATGCAGGGGCTGATGGATAAAGAAGTGCGGAAACTCGTGCAGATAGCAATAAAAACACTCGAACCTAACCCTCGACTTTAGGGTTAGGGTTCGCGGCCCGCTCTCGGGCCGAATTTTTCAAAAACTGTGCCAATTCCAACTTTTCAGACCAAAAATCACAAAAGAAAAAATGTGAAATTATTTTCCCAAAATGGCTTGCGGCCGCAGGCTCTGTGTGGTATGATTCTCTTGTCATCAAGAAAGGACTTCACCATGAAAACCCCTAAGCCCATCATCATCGAAAGCGTAGACAGATTCCATCTGGACAAGCCTCGCTACAACGGCTTTCAGACGGGGCATGGTGTTCATAAGTCTAAGAAGACTTATAGCCGCAAGCCAAAACATCGCTATGAGAATGGAGAGTAAGATGCCATACGTTGGAATGTCAAGCAAGTGCAAGACTTGTCAAACATACCACACTGCTTGCTGGGCAGACTGTGAAGAGAGCAAGAGGATTGACAACCTGTTCGCTTTGTGTCACCGTTGCCGTCATTACCTGGCTTGTGAGCAGAATCCAGAAACTTGCGGGTACTGGGACAGCCCTAACCCTGAACCTGAGGTTTAGGGTTCGCGGGCCGCACGCGGCCCGAAATTTATAAAGTCAAGCGAAAATCACATTTTTTTGCATGAAAAGTTGGCACGCTTTTTGCCGAGACAATCTCCCAAAAATTAATAAAGATTAATCTCAGAATGACTTGCGGATGTCAGTCCCCCGTGGTAAGATGGGTTTGCGGTTGAGAGAACATCAAAAAAGAACGCGGGAGCGTTCAGACGAAAGGTGTGTGTATTATGGCAGACAAGAAGATGACGAAGCGTGAGCACTTTGCCCTTCTGCGGGAAGTCGCGGAAAGTGCCGGTATGGATGAGCAGGTCGCGTTCATTGACCGTGAACTGGAACTGCTTTCCAAGAAGCACGCCAAGTCCGATTCTCTCACCCCTGACCAGGTGGAGAACGAAAGGATTAAGGCGGCTATCGCCTCCGTCCTTGCCGATTCGGACGCTGGTATGCGTGCCGGTGAGGTTGGTGCCGCTATCGGCATCAGCAACCAGAAGACAACTTCTCTCCTCACCCAAATGGCAAAGGCTGGTATCGCCCAGCGTGTTGAGAATGGTAAGGTGGTGACTTTCACCCTCTAAGGTTGCTTAGGGTTGGGGTAATAAACTGCCCCAACCCTAACTCTCGACCTCTACTTGAAGGTGAGGTCGCGGCCCGCTCGCGGGCCGATTTTTTTTTATACATTTTGAAGCCACTTTTTCAGAC